CAAGTTGTAGCGCAACAACCAGTGCAAGCGGTCGCTGAATTCTCTGAAAAGATGCCAGACTTGGAAGATGCTGATGTTGATTGGGATAAAGAAAAGCTGGCTCAAAAGATGGCTGCTTACTTTACCAAAAAGCGCGAGTTTGAAGAATCTCAGAAACAGCAAAGTGCTGAAGTAGAGAAGCTGCAACAAGCGTACAATATCAAGCTGTCTGAATACAACGAGCGCAAAACAAAAGTTGCTAGCAAGTTTCCTGACTACGCTACTGCTGAAAAAAACGTGATCGACTCACTGCCTTTGGCGGCTCAAAACGCAATTTTGATGCACGCTGACAATCCTGAGTTAATTGTTTTAGTGGCAGGCAGAAAGCCGGAAATTATGAAGCGACTCACCGAGCTTGCATCTGACCCCGTGGGGCTTGGTGTAGAAATTGGCAAGTTGTCGAAAATGGTTAAGTCTGCGCCAAAGGTAAAGACATCCGTTTCGGCATCGCCACAAGTTAAAGCAGGTTCGACCAAGCCAGCATCTGTTGGCGAATCTAAGTTTAAAAATATGTTTCCAGACGCCATCATTCGATAATAGGAGGCTACCATGCCATCGAATAATTTAAATAGTAACGTCAGTCAGATTACAATCAAGAAATTTGCTGAAGGTTTCAAAAGCACAAACGTCTTATTAAACGCAGTTGATCGCCAAGTTATCCAAGGCGAATTAAACCCAAACACAGGTGAGGCTGTATTCCTGAAGCGCCCTATGCAGTACAAAGCAAGTCGCACCGCAACAGGTGACTTGACTGCTCAGACTTCAAGCGCGTTGTTATCTGGCAAAATTGAAGCCCGCATCAGCAACTATTGTACGGTGTGGATCGAATACGACCAAATCGAGCAAGCGTTAAAGCTAAACCAGTGGGATGAAATCCTTGCACCAGCTTACGAAAAGATGAACACCGAGCTTGAGTTAGAGCTTGGCGCTTACATCCTGAAAAACGGTTCACTGCAATTGGGTACTGTCGGCACTGCTATCACTAAATGGTCAGACGTTGCACAATGCGGTTCATTCCTGAGCGACTTAGGTTTAAACACTGGCCGCAAGTATGCAATCATGGATCCTTGGGCTGCTCAAGCATTAGCTGACAAGCAGGGTGCTTTAGGCTCTGCCAATGTCGAGTTAATCCGCTCAGCGTGGCAAGATGCTCAAATTGCTGGCCAATTCGCTGGCGTGCGTGCGCTGATGTCTAACGCGTTGTCAAACCGCGTTGCTGGCTCTGCAGCTGGTGCTGCGTCTGTTACTGTCAAGACCACTCCGACACTGACTTACAGCACAGTTAAAGACACCATGCAAATGACTGTTACACTGACTGGCGCGTCATTAGCCGCTAAAGCGCTGGCTGTTGGCGACCAAGTGCAGTTCACTGCTACTTCTTGGATCAACCAACAAACCAAACAAGTGCTATTCCGCAACGGCGCTGCCGTTCCGTTCACTGCAACTGTTGTTTCTGCTGCTGCTGCATCTGGTAATGACATTACTGTAACGCTGTCAGTTGCTGGCGTGTTTGATGCCGCTAACCCACAGTTCAACACTGTTAACCGCCAAATCACTGCTGGCGATGCGGTTGTAATTCTTGGTGTTGCAAGCACCACTTACAAACCTAACATCTTCATGCACGAAAAAGCAATTGCAATGGGCACTGTTGAATTGCCTAAGCTGCAAGGCTGGGATTCAAGCGTATTTACTTCTGTCAGCACCGGCTTAACAATGCGCGCAACAATGTCATCAAACCCAACCACAAACGTCCAAGGCGTTCGTATTGATTTGCTGCCAGCGTTCGCTACATTGATCCCGCATGGTTGCGGTCAGTTCTTCGGCAATCCATAATAGATTGTCATTATCAAGAGGGCGCTTTATGCGCCCTTTTTATTGCGCTATACTAATCAAAACTTGAGGGCGCACCAATGTACACAATTAAAGATGTTATCAACTCAGCGTTTCGCAAGGCTGGCATAACTGCCGCGAACGGCATGAGACAGCCAACGCCGGATATGCTTGAAATTGGCTTTGAAGAATACAAAGAAATGATGCTTGAGCTTGCGCCAGTGATGCGGCTTGAAACGACAGACGTTCAATCTGCTGATATGGATTTTATCGCCGGATTCCCCGACCAAGCAATGTCTGCTATCAGCTATGAGCTAGGCAAGCGTATCGCGCCAATCTACCAAGTGATGCTAACCGATGGCTACATGGACAACGCACGAGAAAGCATGGAAAATTTGCAAGTGCTAATGATTCGAGTGCCTGAGTTAAAGCGCCGTCCAGATATGCCGCATGGTCAAGGCTGGAAAGATTTTGGTTATCCAGAGCCATTCTACCCGCACACAAAGGATGATTGCTAATGCCCGAAATTCAAGTGCCAATCGTGCGCGGTGATAAGCTAGGTGCGCAAACTGATTACCGCGACTTTATGCCAAAAAACATGATTGCCATTCCCAAGGAAATTAGGGGTGCGCAAGGCTATCTTATCTCGCATCCAGGCATTAAGCGATTAATGACAGCAAGCGGCCCTTGTCGCGGTTCATTCTTCAATGATAGGCAAGGAAAGTTGTTTCAGGTTTCCGGCAATCAGTTGATCACAGTTGACAGTGCGAGCGGTTATTCGACTGTTGGAACTATCAACGGTGCAGGTCAATGCTCGATGCCGTATAGCTTTCAATCACAATTGATTGTGTCAGGTGGTAACGTATACCGCTATGCAGGCGGCACGCTAACACAGCTAACAGACCCTGACTTTGGCCGTCCAATTGATGGCGATTGGATTGGCGGTTACTACTTTTTTACTGATGGCGAGTACCTGTACCACACTTTGCTAGCAGACGAGACTCAAGTTGCACCAACTGACTACGCAGTCGCGGAGATTATGCCGGATAAGTCGCTTGGCAATATGCGCACACCTGATGACTTGATGATGGTGTTTGGTAGATACTCAACTGAGTTCTTTCAGAATGACGGCTCAACAAACTTTGCATTTTCTCGCATTGCGCAGAAGTCGCTTGAGATTGGTATATGCGGCACTCACTGCAAAACTCGCGTTGCTGGCGGCGTGTTTATTCTTGGCTCCCGCAGATACGAATCGCCAGCCATATACGCAATTGGCGCGGGCGATGCTCAGCTGCTATCGACGCCAACTATCAATGAGCACCTGCAGTCACTAACCGACTCCGAGTTATCGACAGCAGTTTTAGAGTCTCGCAGCGATGGCGATATGCAGCTGCTGATTGTCAGGCTGCCTAGCAAAACTTACGCATTAAATTTATCGGCGGCCCAATCAATCGGCGCAGCTAACGCTTGGTTTGAAATATCAACAGGAGTTAATGGTGGCGCATGGGTTGCCTGCAATGGCGCTTATCATCCACTGCTAGCCAAGTGGGTTTACGGCTCAACAACTGACGGCGCTGTATATGCGCTTGATTACACATCTGCCGCGCAAGATGGTGAGTACGCAGAATGCGAGTTTCAAACTCCGTTGGTTTACGCTCCGGCCGTTCGTGTTGGTTTAATTGAGCTTAATACAATTACTGGCTTTGAGTCGTCAAATACTAACGTATTTATCTCAGTGTCGGATGATGGCGTTACAGATTCATCTGAATACGTGCAGCTATATGGCGAGGCAGGCAATTACAATACTCGCTTTGTGGCTTTCGGCTTTGGCTACTTTAATCAGCAATTTTCGATTAAATGCCGAGCGCTGACAAAAGACCGCGTTAACTTTTCAGGATTGAAGGTGCGCTATGGTTAATAAGCTGAGAAATTATGTTTTTACTGAGGCTGAATTGCAGCGGGTTCTTGGCGGCAAGTTTCCAGATCAATTCATCAAGGATTACATTGCAGGCAAAACCAACTCGGAAACGCTACTGGCTGCCATTGATAAAAACACGATTGACATTGCCGACATCAAACTACAGCTAACCGTTATTGACGGCAAAATCACTGTGATTAATGGCCAGATTGTAACGCTGCAATCCGACTTGGCGATAGTAGCTGATGACCTAGCAGATCACATCGCTGACTCAACAACTCACGGCGCAGCTGGTGACATTGTTGGCAACCTTAACTATGCAGCACCTACTGTTGGCGGGGTTGTGTGGCTAGCTAGTGCAGTAGCAGATGCAGCGCCAGTTGCAACGACTCCACCGGCAGCTGTTGCTTTAGCTGGTGCGGCATACTCGCAGCCATACGCGCAGAGCCAGACCGACGCAATTAACGCGCTACGGCAAAACGTCATTGACTTGGTTGCCGCCAACAATGCACTGGCGCTCAGCATAAACCTAATGCTCGCATCTGAGCGCACAGCCAAGCAGCGTGCAACATGATTAGGCAGGCAACGCTTGATGATGTTGTCGAATACCTCAGTGAGCGAGGGCTTGCAGTGCCTGACGCCATTAGCTGCCACGCCATGGTCATTGATGATTCTTTGCTAGTAGCATACGACGCTGTTGACGAGTCATCTTGTGAGGTGCATATATGCGCAAAACGAAAAGCAGTAAGGCACGTAAAAAAATTAATAGAAGCCGCAGAACACTTTTTGCTGTTTCAGGGCTTTGATCGACTTTACACATCAATCGAACCAAAATACACCACATCAATCAAGCTAGCTGAGCGCATAGGATTTAAGCGGCTTGGGTGCTACAATGATCACATCATTTTCGGTAAGGAGTTATAAATGTCAGCAGGTAACTTTTTCGCGGGCAATCGCGACGCAAAAAAAGCGGCTGAGGCGCAGACTTACGCGGCAGACCAGTCTACAGCGTTAGGGCGCGAGCAGCTTGATTACATCAAATCAATCATGGCTCCATATCAGCAGGCAGGCCAAGCAGCTCTGCCAGCGTTAGGCGCTTACGTC